GTTTATGTAGACGTTGCTGTTTCTTCATTTGAGAATACCAACGCATGAAACCATATTCTCGTTCTCTGCTGCGGGTAATATTTTTCATTACAAATTCACCATCAGAATTTGTAATATGATACGCATCACTCAGTGAACCACCCTTCAACTTTTTGATTCCCATTATTTTCCACCCAATGTTCTACGTGCTACCTCAATGCCATATTCTTGTGGGCTACCCAATACTAATGTGTCTTGATAATTACCAAGTCCATTCATACATGCTCTCAAACCATCTTTTATCATATCTTGAATGATATCCGATACATACAATTCTTCTCTTTCTTGAATAGCACTGTTATGATGATTCAAATATAAAGATGCTGATGAGAAGCCATAGAATCCCGATGATGCATATGGTGAAATCTGCTTCTTCTCTACGATTTCAGTAACAATACCTTCATATGCTCGAACATAAGAATACTTGGGTGAATTTCCAACAAATACATCAACATACACATCATAGAAATCATCCATATAGTTAACAATCTCATCAAAATTGCGTCCAGTGATAATTGTATCTGCATTATGGATAAATGTTGGCAACATCATATGTTCAATCTGCGTCATTCCGATTGCTGCGGTATGTGCTTGACCTCTGGTGTCGCCAATATACAAAATGTTTTCACCACCCAACCCTAAAGGTTGAATTGCGTTTATCAGGTCTTGTTTGAAATACATATCTCGGTTGTTGGCAACCAAGATTGTTTGTTTTGTCGGTCCGAGATTTTGTAGAATTTCATGAATGATTGTCTTACCATTCCAAGGTAACAGATACTTGGGAATGTCGAAACCTACATCATGAAAGCGGGTATTGTAACCCGCCATACAAATAACAAGATTTACTTCAGCCATTCTTCCATGTCCTCACGTAGTAAAGAGTGCCATGTGCCATTATATGCACCGGGTGGAAATGGATGATTAATATCACAGTAAACAAGATTTTCTCCTGTCAAACCATGTAATTTCCAGTTAGCACTCATAAAATCTTCCATCATATATTGAATACCAGAATTATAGAATTCATCAATATGATTGTAAGCATCTGCATACTTGTCCATATTTTCTGATGATGAAAATGCAAATTGGTCATTCCCAAAATCACGATTCGGTGACATACGACAATTTGGAATGTGTAGTTTTGAATTATCCAATTCATTAAATGGAATTTTCACATTGATTGCAAAATCATATCGTGAACGAACGACCCAATCAAACTTCATTTTGTGATATTTTTCATATTGGCGTTTCGTTCCTATACACTCTTTAATAGCATACAATTGAGCATATGTTGACATACGACCATCTTTTACTTTCCAGTTTGGTGATGGTGGAGGTGTATTTGTATACTTTGACAAATCGACTGTGGGATTAGGTGACGTAAGAAAGCTATGAGCATTATACTTTTTTGAAATTGACTGCATTTCTTCAACAGGCATTTCCCATGAATGCAAAAATACAGTTACATCATTACCTTCGATAATGTTCTTGTAATGATATTCATAACCTTTTTCCCACATACGTGGTTGACCAGAAATACACAGTGCTATTTTCATAGTTCACGACCCACATTTGCTTTATTGTCTGTGATGCCAAAAGGCTTCAGTTCTTCTTTTTCCATAACAACCATGCTGTTATAGAATGCCACAGAATACAAATTGTGATATGTATTCAGCACATCATCTGCAATTGGTGAACCTTGAAAATGTTGCTGGTTCAAAATATCAACAGTTCGTTTTGAATGCTCTGTGAACGTGCCAGCACCACGGAACACTCCACCCCATGGTTGTGGCCAGTAACTTGTGTGAGTGTCTTCACAAATGAAAACACCACCCTCTTTGATATGTGGAAATACTTTATTAAGTGTAGTAACTTGATGGTGCATTACATGTGAGCCATCATCAATCACAATATCAAATTTGTTTTGTGTTGCAAGAAACTCATCCCAGAATGCAGAGTTGCCTTGATCACCCATGACAATCTTGACATCACCGTTATATTCATATTTCAGACAATCTTCATTGATGTCAACACCAACAACAGAAGTACCGGGACCAAAATACTTTAGCCATAGTTCAATAGAACCGCCACCTAGAATACCAATCTCAAGAATCCGTGGTGCTTTACCAACAAACTTTTTCAGATGTCGTTCGTATACATCAAAGTAACCAGACCATTTTGTTGATGGTTTTTCTAGTTCCCAAAATAATTCTTTAATTCGATTTGTCATCATATTTCGCCTCAATAATTTTTTTCCACTCTGGTACACGGTCATACTGATGTACGATAGTATATTCTATTCCCTTTGAAGTTACAACTTTATCACCATCTAATTTCGGTGAAGGTTCGAGCAAGAACGGTCTAAATGATTCAATTTTACTTGGGTCGGCAGTTGTACCCAATTGACACGCCCATGCATCTTCTGATACGGTATACATTGATGATTCTAGGTATGGGTGTCTCGAAATCATTACGTTGAATACTGCTTGGTCAACGATAGGAATTGGACGATTGATACAGTTTAGAAACAACTGTAAAGTTAAATCTCTCATTGCATAACCACGGCCAGCAAGAACACCCACATTGAAAATGGTATTATTCTTGAAATCTTCGTAGATACCTTGACCATAACACTGGGTTAAATTCTCACGCCCCCATGGTTCATCTTTGTATTTTATACTTTCGGATGAAAATACCAAATCTTCTTTATCATGTAAGTTATTTTCTAACCAAACCGATGGATTTTGTTGAAAGATTACATCTTTTACGTCTGTGGTAATCACATAACGATACAGATTATCTTTGAGTAACTTATAAATGTGTATAAATCTCTCAACATGAACCATCAATTGTGATTGATACGTTAAGTTACCTTCAGCGTCTTGATTGAATGCAATGATTGAAAAACCTGCGTCAGTTACTTTTTGTGTAGTATCTTTATCGCAGTTCATGAGAATCAGGACTTTATCACCACTAAATCCCGATGCGTTGATGGAATTAACCCAATATTTCAGTTTCGACCAATCGTAATTAGTCGCACACCCCACTATCAAATCCTTCATAATATCTCCAGTAATTTACTTTATGTCCGTTATGTTCCAGCTTCCTGTGAATTTTTGAAATTCTTTTGTGCTCTGACCCGGTGTATCTTCGATGTATTTAGAAGTCAGTTCAGGTCTACCCCATTCACCAGCACCGGCTTGTGAAACAAATTCTTGAGTTTGTTTCTTATCTACTTTTAAGTAATCTTTAAATGTTTTCATACGGCAAATGATGAACCACAACCACAGGTTGCAGTTACGTTAGGATTTTTGATTTTGAATTGTGAACCCATCATAGTTTCTTCATAATCAATTTCTGCTTCATTTAAGTATTGCATACTCATTGAGTCAACAACGACTTTGATGCCATCTTTTTCAAATTCAAAATCATCATCTTCTACTTTTTCTTCTAATGAGAATCCATATTGAAACCCTGTGCATCCACCACCTTGTACAAAAATACGAAGTTTCAAATCAGAATCTTCTTCATCGATTACAGATTTGATTCGTTTTGCTGCTGCGTCTGAAATGATAAGCATTAACCCCTCGTCAGCTTTAGAATTTTTTGCATTTGCTTTTCAATAATCGGACCACGATTCGGCCAATGAATATATGGTTGATCGGCAGTTTTATAAAGATTGGTTAGAAAAGGCATAATAATTTTTTCCACTTGTTGTAAACGTTCTTTGTATTCTTCTACCGTTTCATCTTTCTCAGCAATAACTGCCTGATACTCAACTTCATCTACGGCACTAAAGCCAAAGTCGTTGTCTGAATATTCATTCAGAATTTTGTTAATGTCGTATTCCATATTTTACCTATTGTAAACTAATATTTATATCTTGAATCCATCAAACTTGTTTTTGAATCCCGAAGTTCTCTCACGCTCACCAAACGTGTTTAATGGTTTATCTGGCGGCACTTGCCCAGAATCCACCAAATCGTCTTGTGCACCCTGCTCAACATCATATAATTTCATCTTTGCTCTATCAATACCAACAACAAATCTTTTAAAATAATTTGGATCATTATATCGATTCTTCAGTTGCTTGATCATAATCTGATTTAGTTGTTGCAATTCTTCTGTACTGATTAGAGCAAACATAAAGTCTGCTGTTGCTGGTAGACCAAAAGACTCGGACGTATCTTCAAGGCCTGGGTCTGAGCTTGTAAAACCACTACGTGTTGTCTGTGTAGCAGATACGATGGGCACATCAAACTCAACCGCCAAACCACGTAGTTCTTCAGCAATAGCCTTGATGTAGGAATAGCTGTTGACATTTGCACCGGGTTTAATTCGTGCACTTGCACAAATGTTAAGGTAGTCAATAAAGATAATGTCCGGTTTAAAACTCTTTTTGAGTTGCAATTCATTTAACAGTGCACGGAAGTGTAACGCCGATGCCGCAGCAGTCGGATACTCTTTGATAATCAGCTTGCCATGTGTGTTGACTTTAAGTGCAGAGAACTTGCGGTCATAATCTTTTTTAGAAATAGAATTTAAGTCTGCAATGTCAATATTCAGTAGATTAGCATCAATACGTTCAGCAATACGCTCTTCTGCCATTTCCATGGTGATATACAGCACATTCAACCCCTGTGACAAACAGGAACCGGCAACGTGACACATAAACAAAGATTTACCAACACCAGTACCAGCAAGTGCAATGTTTAGTGTTTTCTTTGGTAACCCACCCTTGGTAATTTTGTTAAACAGATCAAGATCAAAAGGAATCTTTATCTCATGACGATGGTAGAAGTCATATCGGAAGTCTGCATCATTGATGTAATCATGACCAACAGATGTGTCGAATGAAACAGCAAGCGCATCACTCAATAACTTTGGTATCGAACCTTTACCTTCTTTGTTTTCTTTGTCATCAAGAATCTTGACCGATTTCATGATGGCATTGTAGATTGCACGGTCTTGACAAAACTTCTCTGTTTGATTTGTCAACCATTCTACATCTGTAGGTTCGTCTTTGTTGGCATTGATTTCACGAATCATCTGAATCGAATCACGAACCTGTTCTTCGGTCAGATTGCGTGATTCGGTAAAGTTAATTACAAGTGATTCGTATGTGGGAAGATGTTTGTATTCGTTGATATGTGATTGAATTTCTTGGAATACAAGTTTTTCTGTGTTGTCTGTGAAGTATTCTGTTTTGATGAACGGAAGAATTTTACGCGCATAATCATCATTGAAAATCAAGTTCTTCAGAATTGTAGTTTCTAATCGTTTCATCAGTTTTTTCCATAAGTATTTCTGTTAAGATGTCACCAATCATTGTATGAAATTCTTCATCATTTTGCAACTCATGAACGGTGAATGTGGGTGTATGAATAATAGTATATGAGAAGGTGAGTCTTGCGAACTCACCCTCTTCGACTACTTGTGCTTTACCATAATGATACAGCACACCGGCATATTTTCCTTTTAAAATACCAAGACCGGTAATTTTATTGTCTTCCGAAGGAAGAAATTGAAAATCTTCATTTATTTTATACTTCATCCGTTTCTTCTTCCAAAACGCTATCTTGTCCCATAATGCTGCTATAAGTGATTTCATATTTCTTCCTTACAAATTCCTTGAAACGTTCATCAGCAAGAATATCTTTCCAGAACTCTTCTGTTTGTGTGTCTGCAAATCGTTTCTTGTCCAATATTTCACCAGTCTCTTGATCTACTTTGGCATACCAACCGTTACTTGGTTTGGATACAAAATTACCTTCGAGTGCAATATCAAGTAGACCAGACCACTTGTTAATACCACCGTCAAAAGACACAGTGACAGGAATTTTAGATTTTTCACGTACATATCTACTTTTCTCTACGTTGATAATAAAGTTATAACCGACAATCTCTGTACCATCTTTATCTTATTGGCGTCCAAGAATCCAAATTGTGTCTACTGAATAATATGAACCGGTACCACCTCCAACGATATCTTTTGGATACATT